ATTCTACAAGTTCAGAGTAAGCAGCACCATAATCAACACTGCGCTCAACTGCAGAAATAGCTAGTATAGGATATTCTTTTAGAAAAATTTTACTACCTAAACCACCATTATATACTTCTGTTTTAGCGTCGTTTATATAATCAACAAAAGTTCTACGACACAATGTTTTAACTAACTGACTAACTTTAGGTATAATAGAAGTAATAATAGCATCTTGTGTATCGCTAGTAATTCCAGCATACGCTTTATACTCTGCTTTGGTTACTAAATCAGTTGCCATTTGTTATCCTTTTATCTTTTCTAAGAACTCCGATCAGCTTTCCCAGCTGGGACTCGAACCCTAATTTTGCTCATCTAGAGCTCTTAGAAAAGATAGGGCCGAGGCCCTATCTTCAAATATTAAGCGTTTAACCAGCGTAGAGCCGAAACACCAATACCTAGGTTTGTAGTAACTTGAGTAAGACCTGTACGTAGCGAAGCTACTAAGACCTTACGTTGAGTTTCTACTAGATCTTGCGTATCAAAACGCAGACCACGTTGATTACCTACTAGGAAGTTACCTGCTGCAAGAGCCATAGCCGCGTAATTGGTTGTAGCCGTATTAGCTCCAGTTGCCTTAGCACCAATTTCTGAAGTAACTAGTACAGGAGATCCTCCAACTTGACCAATCTGACCTGTTAGGATAGTAGCTTTAGCTCCCACTTTGTCCATTGTCTGGAATAGTGTGTCGTCTAATAGATCATAGTAAGCTTCGGTTGAAACTACGAATACGACTTCTGCTGGATCTAGACCCCAAGCACCTAAGTCCTTACGTAGATCACGTAAGTGAGAGGTAGCAACTTTAGCGGCCGCTGTAGTTACAGTAACTGCAGAAGTGGCATCATACGTCAATAGACCTTTAACAGGATCAGAACCAGTACCTGCTCCACGTAGGAAAGCTTGATCTACTGCACGAGCAACACGGCGAACCATGGCGTCACGAACAATAGGCATAAGGATGATCAGCGAATCTTCCTCTTCTTCATACGCTAGGTACTCGTTTGTAGCAACTTTGTACGCGTTTAAAGTAATTTCTTTCAATAGATGCGTCTGTGTTGCACCGGCAGAGGTGGTAGTACCGAATGCCGTATTAGCCATCCATGTTGCAGAACCTGCTTCTGGATTCACAGGAATAGTCATAACGTTAGTCTGCATATTAATAGAGCGCACTAACGGGGCAATAACTAGTTTACGACGAACTTCGGCTTCCATATTTAGCGAAACTTCAAGTTCCCAAGTAGCTGAAGCTACGTGAGCGCCTGCTTTTTCTAGTAGCTCTTTACCAAACTTGGTTGACTCAATACTCTTGCTCATCATTTTACTTAGAAGATACGCTTTTTCTTTCTCTTCATAGGTAACGGCTTGTTTATTGTCATTGAAAGACATTTTGCTCTTTGTCAGAGCTTCTAGCTCTGAAGCTTTCTCTTTAATAACAGCCTCTAGACCGTCAAGAGTTTTCTTGCCTTCGACGGCTTGAGCTTCGAAACGCTTAGTAATATCTGCAAGAAGTGCTTCTGCACCTGTAGTACTTGGCGTAACCAGGGCTACTGCCTCTTTAACACGCTTTTGTAGTTCGACTTCATCTGCGGCAGCTTTAGCCACTGCGTCTGACGTTTCTTTTTGAGCTTTTAATAACGATGCTGTAGCTTTTTCTGCTGCATTAGTAGCGGCTGCATCAAGCATAGCTTGTAGTTCTTTTGGATCCATTCCGAATTCCTTTGATGTTGTGCTTTTTGCTACCTTGGAGGTTTCTAGCCCTTTAGCTGAGTCGCTTTTGGGTGCAAATTGCGTTTTGAATAACTGATATTCCTTATCATTATCAAATGACTTGGAAAGACTAAAAAGAGTATCTTGATTCATTGGTACCGATACCACAGAAATTTCGATAAGCTCAAGTTCTTTAATGATAAAGAGTTCCGTTACAGAATTATACTCAGCATCTAAAACACGGAACGAGACACTGAAAGCGGTTAACACACTATCTTTTACAAGATTAAAAATCTCTGCCGCTGCAGAAATTCTAGCTTTAATCCATAGACCTCTATCGTCTACTATATGTTCAACCATTCGCCCAACAGGGTCATCATGGTCATGATATGCCAGTATTATAGGATTTTTAAGATAGTTTCCCATCCCGCTTGCCCATGTACTACTAGGTATAACGTCCCCAACTCTGTCGGGTGTATTTGCACTAGCATAACCACTAATATAGATGCTTTCAATTGCTTCTTCAGTGGTGGGCAATTCCTTAGTAAACTGACTATTAAGATGAAATACTTTATCTTTAATATTCATTCACGTTTCCTTCTTAAAATTTATGCTTGCAATTATACACAGGTATAATTATACTATGTAGGTTAGCACAAGTCAATAGTATTTTTTTAGTGCAGATTATTTAGGCTCCGGCTTTTTTGGGGCCCCCCCAATATTAGGTTGCACTGCTGATCCAGCAATATTAGCAGGTACTCTTAATTTATCACTTTCTGGATCCTTATCGGCTTCGTATCTTAGTTCTACTCTTGCCTCGTTAGCAGTAATAATACCGCCATTTACTAAACCCACATGATAAGCTGCAATATCTTTAAGTTCGGGCTGTAGAGCACTTACGTTACTTGTTACAGCGTCGATATCATAACCACTTAAAAACTCCATAGCTGAGATGTACTTACGTACAATTGGTAAAACTGTTTCTAAATAGAACAGTCTTAGGTTTGGTGAAATATTTGCCTGATTTCCTCCGTCTAGAAGGACTGGTGGCACCCCTATAGTTTCTAATATTTTTACATTAATACGTGCGATACTAACATCAAAATCTAAGTCTTTAAAACTTGATGTAAATAATTGCATAGGCTTCAGCCCGCTATCAATAATAATTGGCTTTTTAGCTCCATTTTTTGGGCTATACTTAACCATCCAATTAGCTATAGTTTTATCTTTAGCTACTTGACTAAGTGTATTGTCTGTACCAAGAGCGAACCCTGGTATAGCTCCATTCTCGAAGAAATTATCTTGAAAATCAAGCATCTTATACAGAATAGAAATGTTTCTATTAGCTGCCTGGAGCCTACTGGTACCTCTATAAATAGAGTCTCCACTAAGATCCTTGAAGTGGGTTACTTCGTTAGCGTTAAATTTAGGTTGTCCGTTGTAGCTATATCCCTTTACGAAAGTTTTTTCGTCTGGGATGATTTCCACATTACTAGCAGGTAGATGGTATATAAATGCACCGTCATAGTATATGAATACATTACCTTCTAATAAATAATCTGTAAATATATTAGTTCTGAATTCCTGAATAGATTGGTAAGGGTTAGGGCGTACATTTAATAAAGTATTTAACGTTTTAATTTTAATACCTATAGAACTACCTTCATGTCTCTTTTCTTTAATATCATAATCTAGAGAAGCACAGGCTCCTACTAACATACCAACACCTCGATTTACAGCCTCTAATTTACTAAATGCTGTCCTATAGCTAGTAGGTGCATTAGAGGAAATAATAGAACCCTCGTTCATAGCTATTATTGACTGAGCCGGGTTAAGCTTTTCTTTTAAATTTGTCCACCAAGACATAGGTTTTCCTTACGTAAATTGACTAAATAAAGAGCCTAAAATTTTTGGCTTTGATACACCTGTATTAGGGTCAAGAAACTTCTCTCTTTGTTTATCAATCCAAGTAACTTGTTTATTGGCCGTATGTTTAGGAGGTTTCTTGCCGTATATACTGTGTAGTTTTATATGGTGCTTACTACATAATGTATACACGTCTTCGTAAATCTCTTTATGATACGTCTCTATAAACTCGTCTCGAACAGCTAAAATACCTTCATCAGTAGATATATCATAGTTATTGCTATTAGACCACTCCTCTAGTAATAGGGTGATAGAGTTTGTATGGTGTAACTCTAAATCTTCAACTGTATCACAAATGTAACAATTATTTTTCTTATCATAAGCAGACTTAGCTTTATCTCTAACCCATTTTACGGGAATACGGTTATTGCCAGTATTTTTTGCCATTATTTGAAGTTAGAGTTTTCCATACCGCAATTATACCTGTATACTAAAATAAAATCAAGCAAATTTTTGGGTAACAAAAAGGCCTTGTATGCAATAAACATACAAGGCCTTTTTAAGTTTCTATTTGAAAGTGTGGGCCATCTTTAAAGGTTACCCAATCTCCACCCCAAGTAATTTTTAGATTATGTTCTTTTGCAGACTTTTTCATTGCCTCTGAAATGGTCCTATACAGTGGCATATACCATCTAACTTCTCCGTTCACAGTTGCGGCTAAATCTACGGCAGCACCTCTTAAGTGGTAACTATTCATAGTTCTAGTAGCTCCCGCTTTGAATAATTCTGCCTGTCTTTCTTTAGTACGAACACCTTCTGTTACTATAAAGCTTAGTCCGGTATTTGCTGATTCCACTATTTCCTTAGCTCTCTTAACTATAGAAACTAGTCCCTCATCAACATTTACTAAGTTCTTATTACTACGATCATCCATTTAACCTCCAAATAATTTTTTGTACCAAGGAATATTAATACGGTTCAGTAAACCTCTATTCTCTGTTTCAAGAATATCATACCTATGTGTTAGTGTTTCGTATTGACCCTCTACCCTAGCAAGCCTTCTACCCAACTCTAACTTTAGTTCTTCTTCGCTTCTCTGCTGGATTAAATCTTCTACTTGCTGCTCTAGTTCTTCTATTTCGTTTTTGAGATTGGTCTCGCTAGCACTTGAACTCTTTAACAGAGTAATATGTACTGCAGTGCTAAATCCTAGAACATCAGTACTATTTAATAACATATCTATCTCTTCGTCCGATAACTTAATAGGTACCGAAGAATTTAAATTAGGATTCTGGAGTGTAATATATACTGATTCCATTAAATCAATATGATCAGGGTGGCACTCCACTAATATTGAAACATCTGGAAATCCCGCTAGGATGTATGCATTTTGCATTTTCTTAGCAGCCGTCCCTTTTCGCATAGAATCGGCATGCTCCTGCCACCTACGTTTCATATCTACACTCTTACCTATGTAAGTACTTCCATTCTGAAAGGTTAATTTATAAATTCCTGAGTTCATATTGTAAATGTGTATAACGCATATCTAACTGCGTCTGGTATGTGGCTATGTGTATGCACGGGTTTCTCTTTAGTTAATGTTTCTCTCTGATCCCACTGATATTGGTCAAAAGCTACTATAGTCTTAGTACAATGTGGGGCTATTTTTAATCTTCCGCGCTCTACTAGAGTTTGGATAAATGCAATACCGGGCAGTACGTCTTTCTTACCTTTTATACTAGAAATGTTATAAGTGTAAGCTAAGTCGGCTGCAAATTGCGCTGCAGCTGAGTCTATAAATATAGTTTCTATACTCCATTTATCTATATACTCGGTAAAACGTTCTACGTGAGTCGCGGTTACGCTTTCCGATTCTAAATACTCGTCAACAATATGAAATACATCTGTTATTGGTTGATATACAATTACTATAAAAGCTGTGGGGTCTTTATACCCAGGATCCAGTCCCGCTAGTACCTCATCACCATCCATACGTTCATACTCACATACATTCTCAGGATCCAAGTTGAAAATCTGACCCTCGTATACGTTGAAGTTAGCCATATATTCTTGCTCAAACGTGCCTTTGCTCATGGTGCGTTTAGCCTCTTCTACGTCGCTGACTTTCATACGACTATTTTCAGTCCAATCTGCGTGTATACTACACCACTCAGGGTACTCGTCAGTAAATCCTCTTTCATAGTATTTACTAAACCAATTATTTTTACCTCTAGGAGTACTAATAAATACAGCTTTTGATCCTTCGCGATCTAGTGTAGGTCTCAGAGAACGCTCGAATGCTTCTTCCCCATCTGATCCTAGCGCAGCCTCATCAAATATGATAAGGTTATAAGACCTACCCACAACGCTGTCTACAGTGCTTAAAGAACCCATTCTAACAGTACTGCCGTTTGCTAGTTCAATTACTTTGTCTTTCATATTATCACGTTCAATCTCTAGATCAAAGTGCTTAATGAAACTTCTTTGTAGCTCAAAACTAATAGTACTTAAACTGAAGTTAGGGGACATGATCAGTACATTTGATCCTGGCACTAGCATCACTAGTTGCCCTACTATGTTTGAGATGTAAGTCTTACCAAGCCGTCTAGCTAGCGCAGCACTGATAAATCTGTATCTAGGATCATTTAACGCATTAATAAGGGCTATTTGAGGTCTATTTATTGTATCCCAAACTCCCAATAGTTTCAGATAAGGTACTATTGGTAATTTTATAAATCTATTTTTTGCACTTATTTCAACTATATCTTCTGAG